GGCCTCCGGTACCTTCCCCCCTGGGGCCCTGGTGGGCCTGGGGGAGCTCCGCTACCGGGTGCAGGGCCCCTACGCCCCCGAGGCCCTGGTGGAAGGGGTGAGCGAGGGGGTGGGAAGCCGCTACACCCTGCCCGTGGGGGCGGTCCTCTACCCCGTGACCGTGGTGCCCAGCTTGGAGCGCCTGGAGGTGGTGGAGGTCCTGGAGGCGGGGCAGGACGAGGAGACGGACGAGGAGCTCCGGGCCCGCCTCCTCCTCTCCTGGCCCGCTCTGAGCCGGGGGAGCACCTACCACGCCTACATGAGCTGGGCCCTGGAGGTGCCCGAGGTGCGGAAGGTGAAGGTTCTGGACCAGCACCCCCGGGGCCAGGGCACCGTGGACGTGGTCATCGCCCCGGCCCGAGGCCTCCCCTCCCCCGAGCTCATCGCCCAGGTCCAGGCCCTGGTGGACGAGCGCCGCCCCCTCACCGCGGACGCCCTGGTCCGGGGCCCCACCCCTAGGACCCTCAACCTCTCCCTCCGCCTGCACCGCCTGCCGGGAAGCCCGCCCCTGGAGGCCTGGCGCTCCTGGCCCCTGGACTTCCTCCACGGCCTGAGCATCGGGGAGCCCTTCTGGCCCTCCCGGCTCATGGACCGCTTGCACGACTATGGGGGCCTCGAGGCGGTGGAGGTCCTCACCCCGGCCGCCCCCGTGGTCCCGGCCCAGGACGAGCTCCTCGTCCCCGGGGAGGTGAGCGTAGTTGAGTGAGCTCGCCGAGGCCTTCTACCGCCATCTTCTGTCCCTCCTTCCCCCGGGGCGCTACCCCCGGGAGGGCGGGGCCGCGGACGGGACGGTGCGGATGCTGGGGGCCCTGGAGGCCTCCGCCGTGGAGGAGACCCTGGCCCTCTTCCGCCAGGCCCTGCCCCAGTACGCCGAGGGGGCCTTCCTGGAGGAGGTGGGGCGGGGGAGGGGGCTGTCCCCCTTCCGGGAGGAGCTGGAAGCCGCCTTCCGGAACCGGGTGGTGTATGCCGTGCACTTCTGGCTCCTCGGGGGCACCCTGCCCGGGATGCGTCTGTGGCTGGAGGCGGCGGGCTACGAGGCCCACATCCACGAGCACTTCCGAGACGACCCCTCCATCTGGGCTGAGTTTTCCCTCTACCTTTGGCCCTACCGCCCAGAGTTCACCACAGACCGCTGGGACGACGGGGTGGGGGCGTGGGACGACGACACCTCCTGGGACTACACCCTAAACGGGGTGGAGCTGGAACGCATCCCCGCCCTGGTGCGGGAAGTGAAGCCCGCTCATGCCCGCGTGCGGTCCATCTACTACATCCCGGGGCCCCGAGATGTTTGGGACGACGGAGCGGTGTGGGATGAAGACGATGATGTCTGGGGCCCTGAGCCCATACAGATATACCCATAGGAGGTAAGGATGCCAAAACGGCTAACACCTGAAGACCGCTGGGAGACCGAGTTTGAAGTGCCCGTCCCGAACGACCCGCGGCGCATCGGGCCGCTGGAGGTCCTTTTCCAACGCATGTTGAACCGCACCGAGCGCCTGAAAAACCGCATCGCCGCCATCCTGGGCCTGCCCTGGGACGCCACGCCGCCAGACACGCTGGCCGGGCTTGCGGGGCGGGTGGGCACGCTTGAAAGCAACCAGGGCGGCACGACCCTCTCTGCCCACCGCACCGCCTCCGTGCTGGACCACCCCGACGGAAGCGTCACCACGCCCAAGCTGGCCGATGGGGCGGTCACGCTCGCCAAGCTCGCCTCCGCCATCTTGGGTCAACCTAACGGTCTCCCCCTGCTAAACAGCGCCGGGGCCCTCGCCGCCAGCGATGGGTACCTGAGCAGGGGGTCTGTGACCAGCGCCGTAGACTGGAACACCCTCACCGCGGCGGGGGTATATGAGATAGCGAGCGGGGCCTTCGGTACCGGCAGCGCCAACACGCCGCCCGCTGTGACCCAGCAGGGGCACCTGCTGGTCCTCAAAACGTCTGGGGCCACTACCCAGGTGTACGTCCCCAAGGGTGACGACCCCGGCATCTACTGGCGGCAGTACGCCGGGGGTACTTGGTCCACCTGGGCCACGGCCGGCGTGATGTATGGGTCCAACTCTAACGGCTCCTATATCCGGTTTGCGGATGGAACGCAGATCTGCTGGGGAATCAATGCCGGCAAAGGCCCAGACCCCCAGACCATTACCTACCCTGCGGCGTTTTCGTCGCCCCCGGCGGTGATAGTAACCCCATCTGACTGGCCCGCCGCGCATATCTCCGTGGATTCTATGTGGGGGTATGGCACTACCCAACAGAAGTTCAGAAAATACAACGCAGACGGGAGCGTGTACACAGGCGTCGCCTACGGCTTTGACTACATCGCCATCGGGAGGTGGAAATGATTCGGGTTAGGTATATCCCACAGGTAGGGCTGCCCGGCCATGCCCTGCGCTATAGCTGGGCCGGGAGGGTCCTCACCGCCACCCTATACCGGGGGGACGAGGTTGTGGGCCAAGAGGTCTACGACCTCTCTGCCTTCCAGCCTGGCGATGAGGTGGTGGGGGTGGAGCCCGAGGCGCTCGCGTTCTCCCCCCTCATCTCTGCCCGGTGCCTGGAGGACGGGACACTGGAGGTGGTCCTCCTCCACTGGTACGAGGGGGTTGAACCCCCTGAGTTGGGCGAGGAGGTGCTGGATGGCTAAGCTGAAGGTGAAAACTCTACAGGAGCGCATCCGGGGGGGCTGGGAGGCCTTCCGGGCCGAGCGGGATCGCCGCCTGGCCGAGACGGACTGGGTGGTCGCCCGGGCCTATGAGCGGGGGGAGCCCGTGCCGGAGGCCTGGGCAGCTTATAGGCAGGCCCTCCGAGACCTTCCGGAGCAGCTCACGGACGAGCAGGTGCTTTCCGGCGAGATACCGTGGCCGGAGCCCCCGGAACTATAACGCCCACGCTCAACCAGACTATGCATAAGCACTCACTGTACTGACCAGAGCATGACTGCACTCCGTCAAAACTGACCTAAAGCACGCTCACTTACTGACCTGGAGCATGACGCATGACAGTTGGTTTAAGACCCGGCAAAAGGCGGCAATAGGCGGGAAAAGGCGGTGAGGAACGCGAAAACAGGCGGTGGCGAGGCGGCAAAAAGCGGCGGCACCCGGAAAGGGGGGTGCGTCATGCTTTTGGACAGTAATCGCCGGTCAGTACGATGGTGGCGGGGAAAACTTGCTGTGCAAAGCTTGTTTTTGCGTTCAGAAGCCGCTGACTCGTAGAAGTATAAACTCAGTTGAGTTATGCTTGACTACAGAGTCAGTCATGCTCAAGGACAGTAGAAGAAACGGTCTTCTGGTGCAGTAAAACGCCTCGTGGCTTCACAACTAAATGCGCAAGTTTGATGAGAGTCAAAAGCGGGCTTCTGGAGGGCAAAAAGGGCGTTTATGCATCTTGACGATGCGAACTGTTCGCACCGTGGGCCTTTTTAGGGGGTGGAGTTCGCACCGTTCGCACCGTTCGCACCGTGGCCCGGAGATAGGATTAAGCTCGTCCAGAAGGGGATTATTCACTTGCTGCATATGAGTTCGCAGCGTGACGGTGCGAACTCGCCGAAGATGAGAGCAAAGACCTTTATGCTAATCAAAAACTAATCGGGAGCCGTAAAATATCCCTTCTCTTACTGGCTTCGCTTCCCGCCGTACTCCTTCAGCGCCGCTCTAAAAGCCTGCCGCGCGTACTTTTCCTCCGCCTCATTGCGGCACACCTGCTTGGCAAAGAGCAGGTAGGCGAGGGGCCTGCCCTCTTCCAGGCATCGGAGGGCGAGGTCTTTCAGGCCCTTGTAAAAGAGGTCCTTGTCGTCCATCTGAAGCTCCTGTTTAGGCGAAACCCCCGGGCCTTTACCCGGGGGTCTTGGCCTGGAGGTAGCGCTTCTCCAACCAGACGGCTTGGCGGGCGAGCTCTAGGAAGGCCTCAAAGTCCTCCGGGGGCTCGCGGTGGAGCCAGTGGCGGATGAGGGCCTGGAGCTGGGCGATGGGTGGGAGGTCGGCGTCCAGGCTCCTCAGGCGGTCGGGAAACCCAAAAGCTCCAGGATCCCGTTCGCCGCCTGGAGGGCGAGGCCGGGCTTCTCCTCCAGGAGGGCCTTCCAGGCCTCGGGCTCCTCGGCAAGCTCGGCGGTGAACTCAATGGCGGCGCTCACCGGGACCCGGGAGATGCGGGCGGTGAGGCGGTTGATCTGGTCCACGGTGGGGCGCTTGAAGCCGAAGCGCCGCCCCCCGTGCTCAAGCGTGTAGAAGGGCTTCTTCTCCATCCCTCACCCCTAGCTGTGCTCCACGCCGCCCAGGACGGTGAACTCCAGCTCCACCGTGACCTTCTCGGTGTCCTGCTCCACGCCGCCGAAGGAGCGCTTGGTGAAGAGGCAGTCCTTGAGGGTGTCGGTGACGGTCGCCGTCCCCTTGTCGTAGGAGACCACGATGTCAAAGGGCTCCAGCTTGAAGACGTTCCCCTCGGGGGCGGCGGCCCGGAGGCGGTCGTACTCCTCGCGGAGGAGGGTGAGCTTCCCCGAGCCCTCGTAGTTCCCCTTGGTGTAGCCCCTGGGCGTGCGCCCCTTGCCGAAGATGGCGTTGACCTTCTCCCCGTCCTCGTAGTCAATGGAGAGGACGTCGGCCAGGGGCACGCCCTTCACCTGGATGCTGATGTGCTCCCAGTCATAGTAGCGGCCGTTGATGGGCATGTTTTACCTCCTCACGCCCTGGCCTGGGCCAGGAAGGGGTTCTCAAAGCCGATGTCCAGGATGATCTCCCTGAGATAGCCCAAGGGGACGACCCGCACCTGCAGGAGGAGGGTGCGGGAGGCCAGGATGTCCTGGCCCGGGGGCACCACCACCCGGCCCCGGGCGATCTCCCCCAGGGACTGCATGACCCGGAGAGGGGTGTTGGCCCGGGCGATGAGGCTGGCCAGGGAGGCGTTCAGGTCCGTGGGGTCCACGTGCCACTGCACGAAGTCCAGGAGGGCCTGGCGGACCTGGGTGACCGCCTTGTCCATCACCCTCCGGTTCTGGACGATGAGGTAGTCGCTGGTGGGGGGCGCCGCCATGCGGCCGTCCACCAGGTAGACCCCGTCCCGCCCGATGAGCCGGTAGACGGTGGTGAAGCCGGCCGTGTCCAGGGCCAGGGCGTGGGCGTTGTTGAAGAGGCTCTTCTTGCCGTAGTCCGTCTGCACGAAGGGGGCCACGGCCACCACGCCGGGGAGGGGCCCCAGCTGGACCCAGGCGGGGGAGATATGGACCCGGTTCTTGGAGATCCGGGCCCCCACCCGGGCGGCCAGGCTCTGGACCTCCAGCCTCCCGCTGAGGGTGTCCACCACCTCCCCCCAGGCGGCCACGATCATGACCCTCTTGGAGGTGAAGCTCCCCTTCTCCGTGAGCCTGGCGTTCACCCAGGCGTCCACGTCGTTGCCTGGCGCGGCGGTCTCGGTGAGGAACCAGATGTAAGCGGAACCGGCCAAGCTGGCGATCAGTAATCATT